GTGCCTTTGGTCTTGCCTTTGGAAGCAACGCCGTCACGGCTGGGAGCCGCAGTCTTGACTGAACCCATCTTGGCAGATGTGATACCGCCAGAAGCCATCTTTTTCATGCCGCCTTTTTTCATACCGTACTCCTCTTTCTCATGTTTGACCATTGACTTGGGAGCACCCTTGCGCTCCATGAACGAAATTTCCTTTTTGGCCATAGCCTTGGACTCTTTCATTTCACCACCTCCTGAAAATTTTTTACCCTTGTCCGCTTGGTTGAACTCGCGCCCAACGCTTTGCGGGATCCCTACACGCTTTGCAAACGCAGGGTTGTGAGCCACTGCGGCCATCAAGTTGTGTTGCTTTTTGCTGGTGCTTGGCATATCAAACCTTGACTACCCAGCCTTTGCCCAACACAAAACCAACAAACAACATGCCAGCCCAAATCAAAAGCTTTTCGACAACAGTCTTACCGACCTTCTTGTAAAACTCAGACGAGAGTTCTTCAAGGGCCAGCTTTGCCGCTTCTTTGGCAATGGCACGTTCACGATCTGTCAACTCAATATCAGCCATTTACACAAACCTGCCTTTTGTTTTGCCCTTGGTGGCGCAACCATCGGCCTTGGTGACGTAGCCACCATCAGCACAGTTCCACGCACGAAGGCTTTTGTTAATCCTCGAATCCGGATCGTTGGCGGTCTTGGCGCTCGTAAGCTTCGCTTTCATGCCTTTCATTCGGGCGCAGAAAGAGTCGCGGCGACTGCCGCCCTCGGGCTGAGGCGGTTTCAATCCGGGTTTCCCCGGATTCGCTCTGTTGTAGGAGGCGCGTCCTTTGGCGTTCAAGCCGCCGCTCTCGGACTTCCCTTCCTTGCGTTGCCATGCAGGTGACTTAGCCATAGAACACCGTCACACTGGCAATATTTGTCAGCGTTGCATAGATGTCTGTGTAGCACCGCACGCCCTCACCCGGAACTAAGACATAGAACGAGTTTGGGTTGGAATTGGATGGGATGTCGATCTCGATCCGAGTTGTGCCGCCGGAGCCGCCGTCTTTTAACAACAACGTACCAGCCGCACTTGCGGTTGCGCAAATGGAAAAGCCCTTGATACGCGCAGGCTGGGCAAATACCGTACCTGACGCGTTCAAATGCGCTGACTTGACGTCAAATTGCATCGTCATGGGATGCTCCTAATCAGGAATTGGCAAATGGTGTGGCAACAGTACCTGTACCCAAAGCAACGCCATTGACCATGTACTTGAGAGCCGCAATTGCGTAAATCTGCACCCATGTACCAGCAACACCGCCAGTGGTGCCGCCGTTGAAGTTGATGAAGTCGTTTGCTGCTGCGGCTGTGTAAGCAACCAAAGCGTTGGAGCTGTCGGTGTCCACACCAAAAATGGTGCCAATATATTTGTCAGTACCGTCTGTACCAATCTTCAATGAGCTGGTGGCGATGGTAGTGGGAACCCAAATTGTGTACACAACACCTTGGTTGTTGCTGGTGCTTGGGTCTTGGCCGGGGCCTGAAGTGACTGGGTTGGTTGAAGCATCAATGGTGGGCAGAGTCAATGTGATGTCTGCGGCCAAAGTGCCACCAACAGAAAGAATACGACCGCCGTGGTCAACGGGGTTCAGCGTGGTAGAAGCGGTGATTGCGACAACGGAGGCTGGGCCTTGGTTGTACATGCCAGCCAAAGAACGAACTGGGCCTTGAAATGTCGTGCGTGCCATGATTTTTCCTCACATGCAAGTTAAGCGCATCTGTCTGCATGTCGTCAGCCGGGACTGTCAGATGCACCGGAAAACCCCGGAATGGTTTGAATATACCTTAAAAGAAAAGGGGACGCCAGTCCCCTTTTCTCACGTCGCTTACGCGCCAGCAGAACCCCACATACCGAGGGGATCAGACCAACCGAAGCTGTAACGCTCACGGGCCTTGTAACGGACGTTGCCGGTGTCGAAATCACCGTCCATTGAGTTGGACAAAGGCATACGCTCGAAGTGCTTCATGCCGTTTGGAACGTCGGTAATCAAGTACCAGCCGTTTGTGTCGGTCAAGAAGTGGTTGACGGTATAGCCTTCAGGAATCGCACCCATCTGCTTCAACGCGTTGATGTCGTTGTCCGCAGTAGAGACACGCAGTTCAGTGTCAAGCAAACGCTTGGCAACGAACATCAGTGAAGGAGGCACAATCATCTTGCGAGGCTTGGCGGCGATCAACAGACCACGCTCATCAGTCCATGCAGCGATTTGAATCACAGCATTTTCCAAAGAGGTTTCGTTCAGGTCAACGCCAGTGGTGGGGCTGTTGTAGTTAACGCTGCCGTTCACCAAGGGGTGGCCAACACGAGTGCTGGAACTGTTGTTACCGAACAAGGTAACGCCGTCACCGCCCAAGTAGGAGCCATTGAAACCGTTGTTGATAACAGCGGCTGCTTTGACTTGCTTGGTGTAAGACATTGCACGAGCCAGCGCTTTGGTGTAACGAGCAGACAGGCTGTCGTACAAGTTATCTTCAATCGCTTCTTCAGTGATTGAGAAACCCAAGGCGATGGTTTCGTGGTTGTAACGTGCGGTGAAAGCTTCCTGCGCATTGTCATAAGCAATGGCGGAACCCTCGTTTTTGACGGGAGCAGCGCCAAAACCAGCAAGCTTGGTCTCTTCTTCGAAGCTACGCTCAGATTTTTCTGTTTCGTAGATTTCTTTGTGCTCTTCGCCGTAGCGAGCGTATTCCATACCGAACAAAGCGTTCAGGCCGGGGAGCAACTCTTTAAGTAGTTGTGCGCGTGAAATTGCCATTTTGAGTTACTCCTTACAGGCCAACAGCGTTGGTGAATGTGTGATAGCCGGGGTTAATTTTGACAAGGATGTCGGTGTAAGCGTCGCCTACAACTGAGAAGCCTTGCATATTAACGAACCCAACAACACGGAATGCTGCGGTGGTAGTCACAGCAGAGGAACCCGCAACGACAGAAGCCGTAGAGTTACCTGTTGATGTGCTGCCTGTTGCCACAGCGCCAGTTGAAAAAAATACGTTTGCACCCAGTGCAGCTTGTGTCACAGAGCCAGCGGACTGGACTTGGAACACAACACCGGGATCGTCCACAACGTAAGCGTTAATCACGCCAGTTGTACCTGTTGGGTAGTACTGTGCGTAGATTACTTGGCCTTGTGCGTTGATGTAGGAACAACCAACAAACACGCCCACGATACCGGTATTAGCGGTGCCAGTAGGGAAGCCGTTTGTGGTCGCGTCAGCGCCGGTTGCGGTTGCCACAGCCAAATAGCCAGACGCATTCACATACACGGGCGAGCCGTTGTAAATGTTTGAGGCAGTGCCTGCGGGGTCAATGAGATAAGTACGGGTCGCACCTGCGTATGGTGTGCCGCCCAACTCATTTACGGGTTTTAGGCCGTAAGGGGATGCTACTGATGCCATTTAAGGACTCCTTGTTTATTTAGAACCTGAACCAAAACCCGCACCGCGACTGGTTGTTGACTTACGGTCTGCAAACAGCGGCATGCGCGAATCGTTGTTTCGCATGAAGTGGTTGTCCACTGAATCCATCTGGTTCTGAGCTTGTTGCTCGTAGTACTCGTCCCGGGCACGTGCTTTCTCGGCTGGCATCTTGCAGAGCATGAGACCGCCAATTTCAACATTACCCGTTTTTTCACTACCAGTAATCATCAACTCAGGATGGTCTGCTGCTTTCACCGGCTCCCAGCCATCGCGAAACTTGCGTGACACGTTGGTTGGTTCGTGCTGACCCAAGACATGTGTGGCTACCCAACGGTAGACATATCCGGGTTCAGGTGTCGGATCGGGCAGCGCAGTCGGCGGTACGTATACAGCACGAGCCTGCTTTTCGCGTGACACATTGTCACGAGGGGTACGGTTTTCAGCCATTTTGATTCTCCAGTTTTAAAACTTCAGCAACGGATGATGGACGCCTCGGAGTCTCAACCGACCTTGGCTTGTCTTCGTTTCCTCCGAAAACTTCAGGGAACTTCGACTTCACGCGAGCATCAATTTGCTCGAAATATTCATCGGAGCGAGGGTCAACTCCATTGTTGACTAGTTTTTGATGCAGCCCTAGTGCAAAGCTGGTAACTTCCTCGAACCCGTCTGAGCCAAACCACTGGTTTTTTGCTTGCCAGCGCAAGGTTTTTTCGTCAGCTCGCACCGATTCGGGTGCTTGTTGTCGCGGTTGTACATCAACTTCTTCTGTTTGTAAAGGGGGTGGGCGAAAGTTTTGTGCTTGCTGCAACTTCAACTTTGCTTCAAACAACTTCTCCTGCGCTGCAATGATGGCATCCGTGTCAAACGCCTCCTGCGCCGCTTTGTACTCTTGCCGAGCTTTGTCCAGTTCTGCTTCAGCCGCAGTTTTGGCCATAGCCCCGTACTGCTCTGTACCTGTGTGAACGTACTGTTTGAGTTTCTTGTTTTCCTCAACATAGTGCTGTGCAAGACGCTCAAGCTCTTGCTTTTCCCTCAAAAGGGCTTCTTTGGCACGGCGTTCGTCATGGCGGGCATGGGTCAACTCCTTGATGCGTTTTTGTGCGCCTTGGGTGTATGACTCAATTTCGTCGTCTGTCGGGTCTTCTACTTCCCGATCAAGGGGGCGACGGCCACGGTCTTTCTCCGGTGTGTCGTCAACGATTTCAATTTCGACTTCATCTTCGGTTTGAACTTCAACCTTTTGATTCTTGTCGTCATCAAGTTCGTCGGGGAACTTGTATTGCTCTGCCATATCTGCTCCTTTTAAGCGCGGGTAAGCCCACGAGGGTCTTGCACAACAGCGTCC